AGTTGCCTCGGATTTATTTGTCGGAGTGTATAAGCCCAACGCTCCGCTATTCAGGGAGAAATTAATACCTTCATCATGCGGGTTATAATGAGTATCAACATAGCCTCCTCCTCCAGCAATGCCTACCCATTGTGTCCATGTAACTAAACCATGCTTAGTGAGATGATGAGCATTCTTAACGAGATTGTGAAACGAACTCTCCTCCGTTTCACCTCTTATTAACCAAGCAGCATCAAATAGTTCTGAAAGTGACGATACTCCAGTTCCCGCAATGATGTCATTATAAAAATTACCTATTGCATTTGCCTGATCATCAGTCAAAGGAGTTGTCAATGACTCTGCGTAAGTCTTAAACTCCGGGATTCGTGACTTCCAGTATGTTTGCCACGATTGGCCCCCTCGATTTCGCCCTATCCAATTCCCATTAATATTTAACCATCCCATGTTATTCTATGTATAAAAATTTTCCGTTATAAATAATAAATTTCCCGCCATGCTGGAGCAGATGCTTAGTGTCCCCCGGTACGCTTTCGGAATCAGTTGTAAAACTCCTTTCCGCCCCGTAGCCCGTACCCTGTGAGTTAGTAGCATAAGCCCTCACGTAATAAGTAGTCGAAGCATCCAGCCCAGTTATAGAGCTTGTATAAGACGCCGTACCGCTCCCGTCGTTAGTCTTATCGCTCGAAGTTGTAGGCGTCCCCGTTGTATTCCAACACACCCCCTTAGTAGTTACCGGGTAGCCGTTATCGGCCAAGACGTAACCACCGGATGTAGCTGTTGTAATCTCTATATCTACAACTGGACGGGTAGTGACGACAGGGATAAGCAACTCACCCTCTGTCACGGTTCCCGCTCCGATTAGAACCAAAGACTGGAAAGCGGTGAGCGAAATAGCCCCGGAATAAGTAACCCCCGTACCGTCAACCATTGCCGGAGAGACTATGTAACTCTTTGTTCCTGCTGAGTCGTTGTAAACAAAATGAATATCATTAACTGTCGTAACCGTTGCTGGTGTTGTTTCAGAATGAGCATCTTCTGAGAGTAACGCCTGCCACTCGGTAAGATTATATTTTAACCTGGTTGAAGGGTTATACTGCCAGGCGTTAGGCCATATATCCATGTAGTCGTCGTCTTCGATCGGCCTTACAAAGTAGTTATAATCCTGAGTGCCGTAGTCGTGTGCCGATTGAGATAAGAAGTTTAATCTGAAGCAAGCCTGAAGCCAGTCTTCATCGTAACTCCTTGAAAAGAGCATATTGTTATTTATGACATGACCCGAAGCCAGTCCTATTGAAGTGTTTTCTGAATGAATTAATAACTGAAAACTATTATCATAAAGAGTATTATACGTGACAGTGGTGTTTTTGCAGGCGTTAACGAAAATACCGCCACCATAACAGTGTGCAACGGTATTATATGCATAGCTGGTGTTATAACTGCCATCGTTGTAGATCCCGTTCGCCCGGTCGTTTCCTTTGCCTATTGCATCGTCTGCTCCCTCGGAATTAAGAATTATATTATAAGTTACTGTCTTACCCGTATTATAATCCCGATAACTGTAAATACCTCCTCCATCATCCTTAACGGTACACACCCCGTCAATCACGTTATAAGATACATCCGTTCCTTGACCACCGAAAACAATTCCATCGTAACCACTGTCGTAAACATCATTGTAAGTGATTGTCCCGTAACTGCCCCTTGAAATAATACCTGAGTAATCCTGGTCTGAGCTTCCTCCCATACCCGGGTAATAACCGTTTTTGCTTAGATAGTTACCTGTTATAGTAGCATGAGGGCCACCGCCCAAATAGATACCTACATTATTATTTTCACTTATCTCGGAGTCTTGAATTGTCGTATAGTCGCATGAGCTGTTAGCATAAACCCCGTTAGCCCCTGAGAACCTTATTTTACAATTATCTATTGTGATATAATCAGCACTTAACAAATAGATATTTCTTGCATTTCCCCCTTCTATTGTTAGGTTCTCAATAGTAATGTAGTTATACCCGTTGATTTCTATTACCTCATCTCTTACGGACACTTTGACCTCATGGTCGTCGGGATCTTCACCCCCGAAATAAAGGTAAACGTCACCATCATACGACCATTCACCATAAAGAGTCAGACAGGCGATGTCATTCTGAATAAAATAACCGTACCCTGCAGAAGGTGCATAACGGTTTGACCCGTGCGTTATGCTTGTCCCGGTGTGATTCGAGATAGTCGATTTCTCCATCATCCAGTACCAGGTTCTAATAACCACCTGGGCCCCGTCAAAATCGGGGGAGGATGGTAGTTCGGTATCTGTCAGTGTCGTGGTTGTTGCACTCTCAACATCGAGATAAGTATGATTAGGGTAACGGCCCAAAGGGGTATTAACTCCGTCCAGCAAAAGAACATTAGGTGAAGATTCCGGGGAAAGTGAATGAACATAAATCCCGTCCGACTCAGGATCACTCCAGGAAGAAGTAACCTGAAAGCCCGAAAGTACAGGATTATTACCCGTACCGTAAGCCCCTATTGTTATGTTATTTGCACTTGTACCGGATTCTGTAACCGTCAAAGTGCCGTAAAAAGTGTCGCCCCTACGGAAATAAATATTATCACCCGGAGCAAAAGTTCCCGCTGCCCAAACTGTGTTGACCTTAGTAATTGTCTTCCAAGCCTGAGCATCTGAAAGTCCGGTATTACTGTCATTACCCGTTGACTTAACATAATAATCAGTAGCTGATAACGGTATTGTCAGAATTGAAAACAATATAATAAGTGTCTTTCTCATCATTCAAAAGGATAAGGTAATTCTCCGTATAAATCCTCGACTTCAGCATCCGTTAAGGCCCTGTTGTAAATAGCTACTTCGTCAAGCAAGCCTCCGTAGAAAGTCCCATCAGCGTAAGCATTAGAACCCATCCTCAAAGTGCAGGCCGTCACGTAGACTATATCCGTTGAGTAAGCTGTTGCTGTTGACTTGACGTTATCTACATATATATAAGCATTCGTGCCGTCCCATGTGCAGGCTACATGATGCCAGGAGCCATCATCTAATCCTGATTCATAAGTTTTATCCAAAAGCGTAGCTGTATTTGTCCCAAGCCTGAAATTAATATTTCCTGTTGTGTTAATAGATACCCAATATCCGCACCAGTTAGTTGAGTAAACCCCATTACCGACAAACCATTGATCCCCGCCTGAAGTAATATCTGCTATGTTAAACCACAAGCTTATTGATAGTCCCTCGGTGGGTCTGCAGGCCGTTCCAAAGGACACATTAGAGGAAGTACCGTTAAACTTAAATGCGTCACCTATTACCCCCGTTTCCCCGGTAGTCACCCCTGCCGATATGGTCCCGTCATTTGTCGAGTGAGCATCTTCCGCAGTACTCCCGCTATCATCCAGTTTCCAATAAGCCATTAACCCATTCAAAAGTGAGTTGGTGCCGAAAGTCAAAAACTCAATGCTGTCAATAGGCTGTATGGCCACCCTGTCGCCCGTAGAAAAAGCTGGCCTTACAATGACAGTATCATTGCTCATCCGATAACCAGTAATCCCGTTTCTCGCTGTGGCGTTGTAATGTTGTCGATGCATATCGGCAGTCGTCCCTCGCCAAACGTAAGTATGCTTATCAACAAAAGCCGGGTGGTAAACCGTTGAATCACCGTTAGTTGGTGCGCCTTCGGTAGTACCGACAATAAATTCAAGTGATTTAGTGATACCTGTTGAAGTGCCTCCCACCTCAACTTCTGCGATAGCATCAGCAAGCCCTGTTGCAGTTACTAATACGTCCTCTCCGGAACCGCCTACCGTGTCAACTTTCTCCCAGAAGTAAGAGATAGCGTTTAAAGCTGCTGCTATTCTTGCCTCGATAGTGTCGTTAATCTCGCCCCGCATTTCGGTTGTAGTCGATACCGTAGCAAAGGCATTTTCAATAAGGGTGTTGTTCGCATTGACTTTCCCGAAAGCCGTTCTAAGAGGGTCGCCCGTCCCGTCGTTTGCCGTCGTGCCTATGTTAACGTCAGTAAGAGACAAGGAAACAGCCCTGCTCTTAACAGGTATCATCTGCTTCTGACAAGAAAAGGCCGTGATTATTACAAGTAAAAAAAGTAATTTCTTCATATCGTGTCAACTGTTATTATACTGTTATCTACTGTCACTACCGTACTATCGGCCGTTGTACTGCCACCCTCACCGCTTTCAACTTCTGCTGTCCGGGTGCCTATCTCATGTAAGTCAATTTCCCATCTTCTTTTACGAACATCGAACTCCGCCCTGTTAACGACAAACACCCGTGTTTCCCCGCCGAAAGTGTTTATGTCATCCTGAAAATTCCCTATCACATCTATCTGCCCGCCCTGTGCTGTTTCAAGCAAAGGCATCTGAACCAACTGACGGGGCTTGCTATATTCTGAAGCTATCTCGTCGGCTATGTGATGAAGCAAAGGCTTATAACTTGATTCCCCCCGGTGTGACCATAAGTTTGACGGTTCCATTGATTCAGTGTATGCCGGAGTAGTATAGGTAATATTCCCGTAAAGATTTCCCGATGTGTTTACTACAGAAGTATCCCCGTCGAAATCTGCCCCCGATACTTTACTTGTGAAAATCAAATGACTGCCTGAAGATGTTAGTGTAATACCTACCGCATCATAAGCAAGCACGTTGTCGCTGACAAAATTAGATGCAGTTGTCGTAAGGTCACTCGCAAAGATTGCCGTGTCTGATAATCCCCCGACGGTTATATCACAAGAACCACTGGACCCGGTTAAAACAATAGTATCAACCCTGTACCCATTAGTCCTTGCCATTATGCCTAAAGCCCCCATACATTGAGAGATAGTATTGTCCATATCCGTATCGACAACGTCACCAAGTATGTAATTATACTCTCTTACATTGCCGACTATCCCATTATATACATGATATTCGCTCTCTACTATCTCGTCAAAATCTAATCTGCTTACCTGAACAAGTTTAGCGGAAGGATCTTTCCCAAAAGGGTTATTCATCAACACCCACTCGCCAAGTTTCTTAAACGGTCCTTTGTGTTTACGGGTCTTGACTAATATCTCATCTGAAGTAGCATAAAAGCGAACATTCTTAATACCTACCCTGACGTTATCGGTATAATCGGAGTTATAGATGTAGATAGTATATGAACCAGCAGCCGGAAGTCCAGTTATTGACCTGCGCCATGTTGTCCATGAGCTAAATCCTAAAGGTGCGTCTGTCTCAACAGTTATCAGTCCTGCTGTATTTTGCCACTCACATTCAACATCATCCTTTTCGACAAGCCAGTAATTTGAGTCGTCACATTTTATTCGCACATAAAACTTAACACCCGTCTTAGCTACTATCTCATCATTCCTGGTCATAAAATCAAACTCGAAGTTGAAAACATCGTAAGTTGATATTATCGCTTCCGTGCCGAATGACTGATAGATGTAATAAAGCAAATCAGGATAAGTATTCCGGTTATAGAGATAAACCCCATTCTTTTCCCCCGGTATTACCTGCCCTATGTGGAATAACAGGCTTGATGCTGATTTAGTCCAGTACTGAAAATCTGCTCCGTCCCATGAGTCAGAATCAAAATCATAGTTATCAAGCCAAGACTGACGATTACCGTAATCCTGATATGAAGATACCTTTTTAGCCGGAGGCTGTACCATCAGCCTGCCACCTGGGATCTGGATTCTGCGAGGCGAAGGATGAGTATCTTTACGCTTTATAAACTGGTCCGGGTTTAATGTGATAGCCGTTTTCGTAGTGTCGCCCGTGAACCAACGACCATAAACCGTAGCATCTATAAGTTCAGCAGGCCGGTAAATACAGAACACCCCGTCTTTCTGCCGTATGACAGCATTGTATTTCCTTAGTATCTCTGAAAGGACATCATAACAGTAATAGTCCTTAAACACATCCCTGTCAATCTTTATCTGATCCAGCGGGCTATCTGAGGCCGTGGATAGCATATCATTTTCGTAGATATTGACATACTCCTTAAATTCCGTAAAGCCGATCTCTCCTAATATGTCAAGTATGATAGCTGATTCCCTTTCGTGCCCGTTATAATACATTATCGTTTCCTCGCCCTCATTATAAGCAATCTCATCAGCGAATAATATGTTTTCAAGGATTGAAAGCCCGTCTGTCGCTGTGATAGAAACGGCATAAGGAACCGGCTCATAGACTTCAGCGTAGTTTTGTGTTTCGATATACCCGCTCCAGAATAACGCCTCATTACAATAGATAGTAACCGGGTAGTGCATATCCTCGACAGAGTACAGGTCAAGGAGTGCGAAGTTAGTTTCAGAATAGACTTCGAAGGTAGCCCGTGAGGGACGCATCGGATCGAACACGTCGTCTGACTCGTTATCATAAGCAAAATTAAGCGGGTTGCCGGTGGCCTTCAATAGTGTATAACTCCCCGTAAAGTCGGGGTCTGCTATTGAGATCCGCCAGTCAACTTTTTGCAAGTCAGAAAATTCTATCCTCCACCTCTCAGCCATTTCTTCTCAATGCCAGTGCTATATCTTTTCCTCTTATTGATCCTACTACATTCACATTTAATGGCTTACTCTGAAACCCTCCAAGCCCTCCCGTTGCCTTGCCTCCTAATCCCATGTTCCAAAGGTTCTCGGTAGCCATTGTCGCAAGCCCAGAACCAGGGAATAAAGCCCTTATCAATCCGAAGATGACAGCCTTTGCCAAGTATTCCGCTACAAGCCTTTTCATCCCGTCAATCATCGTATCGACCATGTTAGCAAAACCGTTCTCAGCAGAGGAGAAAAGGGTATCAAACCCGTTAGTTAGAATATTAATAGCCTCTTCCTGTAATATCAGGGCATCGGTCATGTCATTGATGGCAGTTAATGATTCAGGCGCACCAGCAAGCGTCTTGCCTCCCTTCAACCATCCCCTGCCTATAGGCCCTTCTTCATTAGCAACGGCCCCGGCAATGGAATAACTACCTCCAAAGTTTTCAAGATTAAAAAGCTCATTAGCCTTTTTTAGTTGTTCGAGTTTCTTTGCTGCTTCCTCTGCCGTATCACTAAGATTTTCAATTTCCTGAGCCTGAACCTGTATATCGGGAGTAGTTGCGTTAATTATTCCATCAAGAACTTCAAGTCCTTCCTTCCAGAATTGTAAAGAGGCTTGCCCGTTTTCGATTGATTCAAAATATCTTATCTGTTCTAAAACCTGTTTTTTAAGATTTTCTGCTGTTGACTTATCTATTCCCCGCCAGAGGGCATAGGGGTCATTGACCTCTACTGTATCTTTAGTCAACGCATCAACGGCTTTTTTTAAGGTGTCTATTATTTTGTTAAAAGCTTTTGATTCTATAATAGCTTTACCAATCTGTTCAGTTAAATCACCCCACGCATTCTTCAGAATAGTAACAGATCCTAACCCTACCTTTGCAGCAGCTTCAGCCTGTCCTCCGACCTGCTTATTTAATCCATAGATAGCAGATTCAAGTCTATCTACAGAACCGACAGCACCCTCGATTTGAATACCATAGCGTGCAAGGGCATTCGTCCCGGACCCTATTGATTTTGCAACAAGGTCCGCAGCAGTTACCAAATTACCTTCAAACTTTGCCTGTGCTAAATCCTGTACTAAAGGGATAAGTCTTTTAATAGCTATCTCATTATCCCCGATTACCATAGCCATGCGTGATGCAGCCATGATAGTCTGATCGTCTGCGAAAAGAGTTTTCTTCTGTAATTCAGTTGCCTGATCAATAAGACTTTCCTGTATGTCTTTTCTCCCTTTTAATGCGACAAGAAGCGATTGAGATGCTTTTATTTCCTCATCATAAGCAACGGCTGCTTTTTTTGCAAAGTTGGTAATGGCACTAACGGAAAAGACAGCACCAAGAGCCACCCCAAGCCTTTTCATGCCGACACTCATCTTACTCAACTGATTCTCACTATCCTTCAGCCCTCTCTTGAACTCGCTGTTATCGAGTCCAAGTTTCGCTTTTAATTTTTCGTCTGCCATTTAATCAGCTTCCTCCACTCTTTCATTTCCTCATATTCTTCCCGTGTCATCAGATCCACTTTAGGTGTGTCTTTGTCGGTGTAAAGAACCATCACATCCCGCACGTCAACTGGAGGGCTACCCTGCGCCCTGTGAACATTCATAAGGATCGCACATTGTAATCTTTGCAACTCCTTGCGCCTTGCCTCCCTTGTCTCGTAACCCTTACAGGATAGTTCTATTTCCTCAAAGGTCATCCGCCAGAACTCCGCAGGCTTCAGGCCTACCTCCCCGACACAATAAGAAAGAACCTCACGCCACGTTACTTTTTTTTTACCTCCTGCCCTTTGGATAACTCCGCTAAAGAGAATCCAAGCATCTTGGCATTGACGACAGCCGTCTGTAACTGAGAGATAGCGCCCTCGGTGTTATCCAATAGATCTCCGAACCGGAACTCATTGACCATAGCACTCTCCCCCTTGCTCCGCATCGCTGACACATGGGCAAAGTAGAACAGTTCCCTTAACTTGAATATATCAGGGGGTGTCCCGTCCTCTTTGCCGAATATCCCGGATGCTGCTATCTGCCAGAACTCTATCTTATACTTCTCGCAGAACAAAGCATACGCATTAGACCCAAACTGAAACGGTAAACGCTCACCTGAGAAATCTATCTCTATATAACCGCTTAGTGTGTTCATTACGATGTTGCTACAGTTCCTTTTGTAAGTTCACCGGCTCCCTTAAAACCACCTGACATAGAGACAGCATCATTATAACCTGCTGTCATGGTTAATCC